GATAAGTTAAAAGACCAACTAATTCTACATGAAGGCTTAGAGCTAAAGAGTTACCAATGCAGTGCAGGATTCATAACGCTCGGGGTCGGGCGCAACGTCGAAGAGTTAGGCATCACCGAAGACGAGGCCAGGTATCTCCTGGACAACGACATACTGAGAGTGACCAAGGAACTGGACGACAACCTCCCGTGGTGGAGGGACCTGAGCGAAGTGCGCCAGAGAATCCTAGTTGATATGGTGTTCAATCTCGGCATCAGCCGATTCCTAAACTTCAAGAATATGATTGCCGCACTAGAAAGCGGGGACCATGAAGAGTCCGCCGCTCAAATGTTAGACAGCCGTTGGGCAGACCAAGTTGGTCAGCGAGCTACACGCCTGGCGACTGCAATGGTTGAAGATACGTTGGAGGTTTGACATGAGTCTTTACGAGAACATGAATAAGCGCAAGAAGAAAGGCACATCGCGCCCTGCGAGTGAGTCAACGATTAGCGACAAGACTTACTCTATGATGCGGCGCAAGACCGGCGGCTTTAAGAAGAAGGATAAGGACAATGGCTAGCTCTCCTGCATGGACTCGCAAGGAAGGCAAGAACCCAAAGGGTGGGCTGAACCAAAAGGGCCGCGACTCCTACAAGGGTGGTACTTTGAAAGCCCCTGTGAAGGAGGGAGACAACCCCCGCCGTGCTAGTTTCTTAGCGAGGATGGGTAACATGAAAGGACCAGAGAAGAAGGACGGCGAACCGACTCGACTGCTTCTATCTTTGAATGCCTGGGGTGCATCCAGTAAAGCTGATGCCCGTGCAAAAGCAAGGGCTATCAGCAAGAGGAATGAGAACACGGCTTAACGCATCCATCGTGGAGCACAGGTTACATCGACGACAATCGATGTAGGCCTGCCGTTGATTGCTCGTTTCGTCCATATAGGGACGGCTCTGAGTCCTGATGTTTCGCACTCCTTGATTGCGTCAATTGTTTCTGATCTCGACATCGCATACAGCGTGTCTTCAAGTACTAGCTTTTGATTTGGTGTTGCGCTCGCAGGCTTAGATGCCCCGCTGAAAGCGGAGCATCCTTGCAGTGCGGCGCAGATGAGCATGACTGTAATCATTTTCATTTGTTGCTCCGACTATCCGTTTTAAGTACAGCGTCTGGATTGCGCAGGAATATCGATTGGTTCTCAGGCTTCTTCCTGTACTCAAGGTCGAGCCTGTCAATGTCCATCCTGTTTGCAATCCACGCTTGCCTAATTGCTTTAAGCCAGTGATGTCCAGCTTGATTCATTGTTACCACCGTTATTATTCGATTGCTGTGGAGCTTGCGGCTCGTTGACATACAGATCCGCATAGCATGTTGCCGGGAATGTCTTCACATCACCACCAGGTATCCGTTGCTTGATCGTCATCTGCAACTGCATGCGGTTGTCATGCATTAGCTTGTGGATCTGATCGACGACTGCTTGCTGTTCTGCCGTCATTGGATTCCTGCGACGAGACGCTTCATCCCATCCGTTGTCCAACTGTAGCCAGCACTGCACCTGATAGGTGTCAGTCTTCAGCATGTCTTTCTGTAACTTCACTTCTGCTTTTGATACTTGTGCTCTTGGCATGGTGTTCTCTCCTTTGTTAGAACGGTATTTCGTCTTCTGTGTTTGGGTTAGGTAATGGGGCTGGGGTTGGGTCGTCGTTTGGGGCGGGTGCCCCACCATCACTCGGAACCTCTCCTTTTCCTGGGGAGTCAGCGATCTCCCCCGATCTCTTCTTGACAGCACTTTTCACTAACTCCGCATTTGCTTTGTTTTGACCCTCAAACTTTTCTAAGCCCGAGGCATTTGCGCCAAGCCAACCTTGCAGTTCACTTAGCGTGTGCACGGCATTGATCTGGCGTATGTACTCTTGTGCCAGTTCTGCCCCAGTGTGCACATTCTTTGCAGGCTGAGACTTTGCCTGCGTCTTACGCTCAACGCCGTCGAGTTCATTGGCGCTGGCATACTCTCCACCACTGAGGCCGATCGCACTGAGTGCTCGTCCGATCGCAGAGGTTTCGCAGTTCTCAATAGCCGATGTCTTGTTGACAAGGCCAGCACCTCGCAGTTCTTCTGCATGCCCGGTGCCAAGTGTTACAGCAGGCGAGTCATTCGTGTGGATGGTCGCCTTCACGACAACGCGAGTGCCGTCATCGACAAGTATCTCTGTCGCGACACCAACACCTAACCCGTGATGCTCCCGCAATGCCTCCATACGATGGACCACTTGCGTGTATAACTTGCCGCCCTTCTGTGTAACGCCATGCGTCTTGTTCAGTTCAGCGACATGGGCCATAGTCTCAGCCCACTTCTTTTTAGTCTCCATTAGTCGATGCTCCATATTGCTTTCGCTTCTTGTAGATATCCCTCGGGTGCGTTCCATCCAAGGTTATCCCAGTCGGGATAGACCAAAGACAGCAACTCTTCCGGGGTGCTCGCGGCCTTCAACATATTCTCAGTGATACGATTCTTCAGCCTTATCTGCTTCACAACATCTTCCAAATACTCTGGCTTCAATTGATCGCAGTTATCCTGGTTGAGGATTTTATAGTCATCCTTGTTGACGTACAGTAGCCACACCGGCTTCCGCCCATTGATCGCCCAGCCACCGGCAACCTGAAAGACGTTCGCAATATCGAAGCGTCCACTCAAATCTTTGGGTAGGTTGTTGTTGGCGAACCCGCTCTTCGTGCGAGAGTTACGGCTGGACCACTTGGTCTTGAGGTCACCGACGCCTGCGTAATCAGGCAGGTTCTTGTGCCCAAGCTCGTTGCCGGGTAACGCCCCATACAACTCTGTCTCTCCGAAGATCTCAGTGCCAGCCATGACTTCACGAAGACCGACCAATGCGTTCTGTATTACGCTCTCTAACTCGGTCTCGTACTGTGTCCACTTTGCCGCATCGATCCCGTCGTCCCAGTTGCGCGGGATATATTTCATATACTGCTGATACGTAGATGCCATGACCTCGGCTGGCTCCTTGCCCTCCAGTAAGATGGCATCGCAGGCAGACTGGACTAGCCTACCGCACAACATGTTCGCGTTATCTGAACCATTGTACCCTTGGTCCAATCGATAGATCACTTCCCATGCCTGTTCCTGGTGCACGTTATCAGAGTCTGGATTCTTGATAACCTCCCAAGCCGCCTTGACTTTAGGCCGCACCACACACTTATCGAAGAACACTTTTGCTTGGTCACGGTTCTTCATATTGGAGTGCCACCAATACTTGTGACGCCTAGCCCAATCAGGGATGATCATGACGCACCCCCATGCAACTCATTGATAAGGTTCGCAACATACTTTTTTCCTTTGCCTCTGGGAGATATCACTCCCTCTACGCGACGCGCACCTCGGGGCGATGCATTCCTGGGGGCTACCTTTACAGGGGTCAGCACTTCCGCGTAGAAGTTATCGAGCGCCGACCGCATTCTTCTGTTGCGTATCCTGTACACCTTGCGGACCTTAGCTTCTGCCAAACCTATGCGTCGCGAAACAGATGCGACAGTCTCTCCCCTGTCGAGGAGATCACACATGCGAGCAATTGCCGAAAGGATATCCTCTATCGTGCGCTCGACCTGCCACTGGCTGTTGCGGTGCTTTAATACTTCTTCATATTTATCCATTGTTCACCTCACAAATTACTGATGATTTCTTTTTTGACGTACACAATAACGCTCGTGTGCCACCCAGGAATCCGGTCATAAATGATCTCTATATTCCTGGGGTATTTCTCTAAGGCAGTATCGAAGAACCTGGCGAAACTATGTGACCCCCCGTAGTACACGAAGGCGTTCTTGATCTCAGGTACGGTTGTGTATTTGCCAGCGTGTGCGTTAATTGCCGCAACCATCGCTCGCATTTGTACACGGAAACCTCCCTGCATAACTTCAAAATCCCACGCTCACATATAGTGTCTTAGAAAAATACTTGGTCAGCCTATTATCGTTGACGTATCATGTCAACCATCGATAGAAGTCTGATTCATCGTGACGCAGACTGGTACAGGACGGGACAATGACACTAGATAATTGGCGCAAAAAACGAGGGTATAGTTACCGGGCACTGGCTCAGATGATCGGGGCATCGCATGCCTCCGTGGTTCGCAGATGGTGTATGGACTTGGATGATGATGACTTCATGATTCCGAAAACGAAGTACATGCTGATCATTTTGGAGGTCACAGCGGGCGAAGTTCAGCCAAACGATTTCTACATTCGGAGGTCGGCATGAGCAGTGTCAATGGCAGAAACAAGGGGGCCGCGTTTGAAAGGCAGATCGCGGGCATGTTGCGTGATCAATTGGGTATCGACTGCAAGCGCAACCTGATGCAGACGGCAGATGGCGGGCACGATTTGATCGGGTTGCCGGGGTTCGCGGTCGAGTGCAAACGATACGCTGTGATCAGTCACGGCAAGCTGGAGAGATTCTGGGTGCAATGTGTCTCACAGGCACAGAGAGTCGATCTGACGCCCTGTTTGATTGTGAAGGGTGATAGACAGCCGATCAGGGTTTTCATTCCGTGGAGCGGTGTAGGTTGGGACGCCTATCAGTGGGACCATTTTCACTGCACTGCTGAGATTTCTTTTGAATTATTTTGTGCGATCGTGCGCGAAGGCTTGACCAAATAATCTAAAAATATTACGCTCCGCTTGCGGTCCCGGAGGGGGTACGTGTTCTGAACACGTACGTGTTTAGCATGTACGTGTTACTAAACACTTTCTTATTCAAAACACTTTCAATGCACGTGCTATGCACTGTCGCTGTCCCTGTGGATAACTTTCAGGCAAAAAAAAGCCCGGCGAACCGGGCTAAAGACACACAGGGGAGTGTGTTAGATAGTCAGGGAGTGACGATACACGACCGCCATCACCGTTCCAAAGTGTTTTTGATTAGGTCTGACCGCACGATACCCCTGATGCGTGCGGCTGATGTGCATCATGTGCAGGCCTTGCCTTAGCATGATTGATTTTGCATCCGCTAAGGCATCTAGCGGATTGATTTTGATGTTGAACATTTTACTCCTTGAGGCGGTACTGCGCGTATCGCTTGCCGTTATTTTTGATCATTGTGCTGACGATGTTATATCCCCTGCACCTGAGATCATAGATGCGGGACGCGAGCCGCATGCATGCGCACTCGTGCATTGCATCCCAGCTTGTGATCGATCCATTGCGTTTCATGAACGATAGGATTTGATCGCACTGCGCGTCTCCAGTGGGCGTTGCATCGTCGTCCATGTCGTTCGACTCTGATGCATTTGCAAGACGCACGACAGCAGACAATGCTTGCGGCCCGGTTTCAAACACCCGCTCCGCAAAATCATCTGCTGATTGCTTGCTGTTTGCGTAATACGTGACATTGCCACCTTCTAAGTATTCAACGTCGATTGCGTGTTTCATATTGTATTTCCCCTTGATGTGCGACCTGTCTTATCAATACGGGTAGGTCATGTCCCGTAGACCGGGCGAACCCGGTTTCGACTATACGTAATCGTTCAAGTAGTGACGCTTGAGCAACCCAAACAAATATTTTGTCGAGCTTTCTAGCTCATCACCAAACACTCTGAACTCTGTGTGCAGTACGCACTCTTCCATGAACATTGGGACAAAGTCACAGTCGAAGGGTTCATCATAATCAAGCTCATCCTTGACCATGTTGTAGACCTGTTCGCATGACACAGCCAACTCTGAGATCTTGTCTCTGGTATGAGCCATGCCGTGCTGTCTTCTGAATGACTTCAAATCGTGATCGTCGTCCAATTCTTGGAAGTATTCATTGATGACCTGCGCTGTGAACAGCAGTTGGTCAGCCTGAATTCCGCATACTTTTTCATTAAGAATATTTTCCATTGTATTTCCCCTATGTGATTGCCCTGACATCGTCAGATCGGGTAAGGCAAGGTTCCCGATGACGCACCTTGAGGTGCGTTTCGTCTATGCAAAAAGCTCGTCAAATTCAGCAACCTGAATTGATAGAACCGATGTGGCTTTGTTGTCGAGACCAATGATGACCTCGATTGCACGGCCTTGGTTGCTATGCCAGACAGCGGTCAGCCCGGCATCTTCAAGATCATGCACCATTTGCTGTGCATGCATGTGCATCTGCAATTCCCGGCGGTCACCTTTCGGATACCACGGGAAATTAACGTAAACCTGAAAGCCGTTGGTCTCTAGATCATTCGCCAGCACACTGTCGCTCCAGTCTGCATGCGATTCAGTCCAGAAGTAGAATGGTTGGTTAAGCTCATCCATGCGGGCTTTGAACTCCTTGAGCATAGATTTGTTGAGACCTACGCGGGCAGAGACTTTACGCTTGGGCCTGCTGTCACGCATGACACTTTTGAAAGTTTCATACTGAGCCGACTTGATACGCTGAATGATTTTCATGTGATTCATAATGCTTCCCCTGTGTGTGTCATCCTGTCTAATCATGCCGGGTAGGATGAGGTTCCCGACGACACACCCGGAGGTGTGTTTCGACTCATAGGCAAATGCGGATGCGTTCGATGGTGTGCTTGCCGCGTACCAGTCGGTGATCGACTTTGACGCGACGGCCAACGAATGTGTGCCAGTCATGCGCTTGCACCCAATTGGCATTGCAGGGTGTGTAAAAGCACTCTGCTGTGCCGGGCTTGTTACCGATCAATAGCATCCAGCGTGGGTTGCCATTACGTGTGTTCAGTTCGCGTGATACTTGCAGTACGTTTGCATGTGTTTCCATGATATTTCCCCTGTATGTGCCACCCTGTCTTATCAATACAGGTAGGGTGAGATTCCTGTAGACGCCCCGGAGGGCGTTTCGACTTATGCAGTTGTGATGCCCTCAGCAATGTAAATGCGGTTGAGGGTAAGCACTAGATCATGCTTGGTATCAGCGCGGGCGATGACTTTGGTGAAGCCGTCCGCATTTCGTATCGATGTGTCTTTGGCAAGCCACCGACCTCC